AAAGATGCCTGTTAACGGAATGTTAGGTCCTTCTTATATTTTGGGAAAAAACAGGCCATGAGGATGGCTGACACAGAGAGATCTCGGCGTGATGAATGCTATGACCCACACGAACTTTCAACAACTTACGGGGATTGTTAGATCCTGAATTTAACGGGGAGTGTTAGTCATTATTGTCAAGATTAATTGATTAAACGAGACAAACGAAATGCCCAACCAAGATCGGATTTGGAAGTGTGAGTGCGGCGAGTGTAATTGTGAGGAGGCTGCCGTCAAGGAGAACCAGGAGATTGAAGCGATCTGCCACTACTGCCTTGAGGGTGTCCACCGCGCAGAGAGAGAGTACCGAGCCAGCATCGAAACCAGGAAGCGGATCTCGGCCGAGGAGAAAGAGCTGAAGGAACGGGAGGACTGATGAGTACAGCAAAGAGACTGATTGAGGAGCAACTCGCTGCCGACGAGTTCGACAACGCCCTGGACGCGCTGCAGCGGGTCTACGAGAACGGAGAGATGAACGAGTGGGAGCAGGAGTTCTTCGAATCCATGTGGGAACGTCAACAGGCCCGACAGGAGTTCTCCAATAAAATGGTCGCAAAGATCCTTGAAATGAGAGAGAGGTACGATAACTTCATCTCTTACACCGAGGAGGTCATTCCACCGATGGGATACAAGGGGCGCACATGAGAGACAACGGAAACAAAGCCAAAATCAGCATTAAGGATGCCAAGATCGACCAGATGGTTGGGGTCCTGTTCTCTGGGGTAAAGGGTGGAGCTGGTCCGACTCCAGAGAAGGACGAACTGATCTCAAAATTGTTCACCATGAAGATCAACGTCGGCTGCTGCGGGAAGGAGTACACCTACAACTTCAAGACCTTCCCCCGTGAGGACCTCAAATGCGACTGTGGAGCGAAAGGCCGGTGGGTGGTGAAATATGAGTAGCATGAAGATCCCTGATCGGTTGGTTGGTTACCTTGAGGACCTTGCAGCCCTTGGCTACTTTGGTAAAACACCTGGAGATGTGGCTCGTCACTTCATCGAGCGCGGTATCGAGCGGTCTGTCTATGATGGATTTATTGAAGTACAGAACTGGAACTCCAGGGCCGAGGCTCCAGAGGAGGAGGAAGAGTGAGTAAAGAAGGTGGGCATGGTAGCGGGTTGAACTGTCCTAAGTGTGGGGCTGAATTGCTGGTCCAGGGGGAGACTGTTTGGTGCAGCCTCGTTGCCGGTGATACTACCAAAGGTTGCGATTGGGGGATTGGTGAGCGCAGGACTCTGGCGGGGTTGTTCAAAGATAGAGGTCTGTACCATCCTGTCGCCTTTGCCGAGCTGCAGGAGCGTTTCATGGCCGAGATCCGGATCAACCACAAGCGACTCACAGCCCTGGAACAGGTCATCAGCCCCTTGATGGCCAGAACCCATTGTGTGTGTACCGACGAGGAGGCACAAGCCCTCAACCTGAGAGCCATTGCTGCAGCCGAGAATGCCTGTGAGGAGTTCGGGGGGATCGAGAAGGTCACCGAGTGCTTTCAGATCTGGCTCGACCACCAACGGGAGACTGAACAGCTATGAGACTACTGAAAGCGAACAAGCCACAGATCAGGGGCAAGCGGAGAAAGCTGGAGTCCTGGTTCACCGAGAAGAGGACACCGATCAGCTCTGGCAAAGCGTACCGATGGGCCAACCAGGGCAAGAAAAGGAAGAGATGAGTGATCGAGTCAAAATTATCCTGCTACTCTCCTGGGGCCTGTTCCTCCTCAGTGCGATCGTTGTGATATGGAGGGCGTGGTGAGCGGCAAGGCTAGGAGACTCTATCGCTTCTACAACATCAACCAGGCCAAGCATGGGGAACCTTTCTGTATGTGCGACTTCCACTACAAGAACTACACCCCTCCGATCACGGTCATCATGGAGACAATCGCTGATGACTGTCGCTGGCCGTGCACCGAGTGTGAAGTGAAACTGGCTCTTGCCAGAGTAGGAGCCGAGGACGCGGGATTGACCGACGAGAAACTTTTGGGAATGTTAGATGTTGATACACCAAGGGGGAACGATGAGTAGGGTCTTCTATCCAAACAAGAAACTCACTCCCCGGGAAATCTATGTTGTCACAGAACGCCTGCACCGTACCCTCAAGAACGTAGGTGAATCTCTTGGGATCACAGGGAATAGAGTCAGGCAGATTCAATGCAAGGCCATCAGAAAGTTGCAGAACTTCCCTGATGAGAACCGGGACCATGTGTGGATCTGGGAGGAGGAGTTAAGGTTTCAACGGGCTAAGGACTATCCTCACGTTACCCAGAAGGAACCTATTTGGTGTGTCGTACTCAAGAACAAACGAGCCGCAGCGGACGGGATTCGCCTTCAGTCCGATGCCTGGTCCTACCGCCATGATCTCTCCGATATCGACCTACCGGACTACGAGATCATCGCCAAGACCAGGCCCAGGCGGTACACGATTCGGGAGTGTTAGAGATGCTTACTTTGGGAGTCTGTCCACAGGACAGCAACCATCAGATCACTATGGTCAGCGCATCCAGGGAAGGCTACGTGGAGTTCTGCGCTCAGTGCGCAAAATGGCGAACAGCGATTGACCTGAAGCCCATCCGCGCGGAGTTGAGAGAGATGGGCGTCGATCCGGACGAGGGAGTGTTAGAAGCGAAAACCTGATGATTAAAAAGTGGCTGAAGTGGTTGATGTTCTACCGTGACGACGAAATGCGCTACATGGTTAGAGCCACGAACGCAGAAGGAAAGGACTTTGTCGTCGGCTGGTCTTCGCTGCGCAGCGGGGGGACCCCCATGAGAATCGTCAAGGAGCATCCGGAGTGGCACTCACCCATTGTCTTCGACACCAAAGAGGGAGTGTTAGGAAAAGGACCGCAGAGGGACAGGCGAGCCTGGAAAGGGGACTGTTAGAGGTGTTGATGTGAGTGACGAGCCATGCGCGACAAACAGTGTAAAGAGTGTGGAGAGAGTTCGGCTTTTGATCTCTGTGCACAATGCTCAAGGGATTCATCCTGATGCACTACGAAGACGATGAGTACGTTTCGGCCCGAGAGCGTGGCTATATATTGGAACGCCCAGGCCCGGGCCGGTTCACGAGTATGGACCAGGGCGCGTGGCCGAGCAGATGGTGGAGAGATGACTGATAGACCAATCGACCTGTGGGAAGCTGCCTTCTCCTGGGGCCGGGGCATGAAGCCGTACCGGGGGACTGTGTTCTGCGGTGCACCGACCAAGCTCATCGGCCGGCGGCTGTTCTGTCGCGCCTGTGGCTACTTCGAATCCTGCTGCGACGGTGGAAAGGAGTCGGTACCGGGGGAATGTTAGACGTACACCCAGGCCCATTCAGACAGAACGGTGAGCGCACCAGGGCGAAGCCCAGGATGACCAAGGAAGAGGTCCGGGTCATGCTCAAGGCTCTGTTCCAATTCACCGATGAGGCCACCGTCGATATCGTCTGGGAGGAGATGGAGGAGATCAGAAAGAAGAAGGACGAAGGGGAATGTTAGAGTCTCAGCCTATGGGGAATGTTAGGTGGATTGAGGCGTTTTATACAGGATTCTTTGCATAATTATGATGGAGGAAAAGGGCCGAAATGGTGTGGGAATAATTTACGGGCCTATCTAAAAACTTTAATCAAATAGCTTTCACCCTATTGTATTTTCGGGAAATTGTAGAAGGGTGCTTGGTGTTTCATTAAAGTTTTAATTTGACACCGAAAATAATAGGCCACTTAACTGGTGGTGGTGTTTCATCTCGTTAAACCACCTTTCACCACTTCACCGGACCTTTCACCAAATTAGCCCTAGAGAACAATCGACTTACAGGATGGTGAAAGGTCACCCCCCTATTCTCTATTAAGTTCTGTGGGAGAGATTAATTAAATAATAAAAGGAAATGTATAAAGGAGTTTGCACCCCCCCCCTTGCATCGGCCCTTTTGAGGCTCTTAATGCCTATAGAATCAACGATTAATAATGGTGAAAGCTCTTTTCGGGACCTTTCACCACTTTTGCCCTGTTTTCTCTTAACGCTATGAATCAAGAGGACTTCACTGATTTCTTCTCCAAATTACTCCTCGAAACCGACAAAACTGAGGATTCTCCCGACCTCTTTTCTATGCATAATTCCAACCCCTCATCAGACCCGCCGACTGACTCGCCTGTCACTTCGGCGCCAACCTCAGACCAGGACCAATCGCCATCACAGGACCAGGCCGAACCACCCTTCGAGGAAGCCGTTCCTCTCGAAGACGAACTCGCCAACCTCCTGGATGATATTGATTGAAACCTCTTAGAACTACCAACGACGCTGCGGCCCACATCTTCGTCGAATGCTTCTCCCAGTATGAAGCTATCCTCGAAGCTGATCCCGCCTTTCTCGCAGAGGACCTCTCCCTCCAGGACTTCCTCTTTGACTTCCATACCGTTGCCTCCCGGGTCCTCACCCCTGTCGAGCTCAAACTGTTTACCATGAGAGTCAAGTACAGAAAGAAGCCGATTGATTGTCGCGACGAGCTGTTTCTCACCTGGAATGGTTATCGGCGCATGAAGAACCGGATCCGCATCAAGCTCGGCCGCGGACTCCTCCTCTATCGCCTCTGGCCCCTGGAGAAATACTTCAACGAGAACCACGAGAGAAAGGTGGCATTCTAGACATGATAAGATCCTGGCTGACCCGCAAAATCTCAAAACTACTTTGGAGGATTCTGATGGTAGACGACCCCAAACCCGAACAGTCCCTTGTGAAGTCTGATCGATCGGACCAGCTCCACGACCAGCAAGACGTTGACAGCCTCTCTCGGGCCATGCTTAAGCAACAGGAGAGCTTCGACAGGAGCCTACTCGAGGAGAGGTTGTTCAGCAACAAACTGAAGGGTTGGCTTGAGCGGTATTCCCGCATGAACAGCGACCACCGGAGAATGGAAGATCAACTCATGCAGGAAGCTGCGGTCCTGCTGGGGAACCCACCACGCCAACCCGCAGGTGAGGAGGAACCGGCTGCAGCCGAGATCGTTGACGATCCCCCTGAAGAGGCTGCATAATAGACTTCATTGCAAGGGCCGTGCGTCAGTCACAGGGGAATGTTAGGAAGAATCAACGGTTGACGTACTCTTTCGTTGGGTCACCACCAGGGCGACGACGACCCGTATCAAGATGCCTGATCCAGCCTTCAGGCTCATCCATAGTCTCAGGATTGAACGCAGCGAAGCCAGCGACCGCTGACAACAGATCGGCGTATCACCACCCATCGTCAACGTAGTTACCGTCCGTGATGATGATCCGGTAGCGGTCGAAGGTCAGTGGCATGATTTCATACCACCAACCCATCTGACCGTTGGACCCAGGCTTAACCGATTCCTTCTTCAGTTCCATCTTTGTCCTCCAGCAAACACTCGCAGCCGATCAACTGCCCACCGCAGCCGGGACATTCCTCAACATCACAGCCTGGGTGATGGTAGTTACCCTTCTTCGCTCCGCAATCATGGCAGCGCGGGTTACCCTCTTGGAACGCTGCCCTCTCGACCTCCTCACCGTACTTGATCGGATCAGCCGTGGTCCCATCCTTCATCGGGATAACGAACTTGTGACACCCATCCGACTCGTACATTCCCTGCTTACAGTCCTTGCACAGCGCACCGATCTCTTTGGATTGCCACTCCTTGATCTGCGCTACCGTGATCCTCCAGTGGTCCCTCGGCAACCCTACAATGAACTTCTCCTTGAACTGCTGGTGGAAGCAGACCGCCGATGATGGAACGGCAAGCGCACGGCCCGTCCGTGCATACGCCTGTACTTCTTTGGGGTTCTCATCAAAGAAGTCGGTCAGGATAGCCAGGGCCAGATCCGCAGGACCGCTGCCACCGTACCCCCACTCAAATCCATCCGGTGAATGGTAATTAACGTGGGTCAGTGGCAGATCCCTTCGTCCATTCACACAAACTGACAATTCATTCATGCTTCTTTTTCCTTGGTAGAATTTCATTTTCCCTCCAGTAGTGGTTGTTTTGCTTGCTTCTTGACCTTCTTGCCCTTGTCTCGTTTCACCACAGCTTCGACCATCTTTCGGTCGATACCGTAGATCTCGCACGCCTCAGTGTAGGTGGAACTAAGGTGTCCTTCCCAATCCCGATCACCGCTGCGCTGCACCAGCATTTCGGCAATCAGGCTTCGTCGCTCGGCCCCGCTAGCTGCCTCCAGGTGTCGGACCAGAGCCTTCCCGTAATCAACCCCTCCCCACTTGCGTTCGCACTTCTTAATGTCGATCTCTCGTCGCTTGACGAGGACCGCAGTTTGGTCGTGGTTGCAGATACCATCAATAATGGCTTTAGCGAGAAAGAGCCAGTAGTCGTCGGTGACAATCAGCTTCTTGGCCTTCTCAGCGACCAGGACCAGGACTTCCTTGAAAGCCTTGGTCTGAATAGCCTTCTTTTCCCTGTCCTTCTTGCCTTTGAGATTCTCCTTCTCCTTGTTGGACTCAGCCTCCCGCGCCCACTTGAATTTCTTTCGTAAGACCTCATCGGCTTCGGATCTTTTCACGGTAGGGACCAAGCCACCGGAGGTTTCAATGAGTGTGATCTCAGGAGTTTTCTTGCCGAGCAGTTCCCCGTAGGTCCGGGACTTACCGTCCTCCCAATTCCGTGTCGAGAGGGGGACCAGGGTGCTGTTGCGCTTCACTTCGTTGTACTGGATATGCTTCGCAGCATCCTTGCCCGACAGGACGTTCTTTCCCTGGGCCTCAGCTTTATGCACCAGGACCAGTTTTTGGGCTTCCTCCTTGGTCCGGAAGCACCCTGGGTCCGTGCATACGTCTGCACTCGTGTTGGGGTAGAGATCCTTCTGATTCCCGGTGCGCTTGGGACAGGTGGTGCAGGGTCCAGCTTCGGTCAGCTTCTCATCCTTGGTGGAGAACAGAGATCCCTTGAGTCGGATCATAAAGTTTTCTTCGATGTGGTCCTTGGCTTCTCGAAAGCTCATCGTTTCGTCGCCCCACTGTCCCTCTACAATCTCCTCGATGGCTTTCCCTTGGTTGTCCTCACCAGGGATACGGGCTACCAGCAGGGCTATGGAGTTAGAGATTACATCCTCCTCCATTGCCTTCTGGCCCATCTCGCACAAGTTCGCCAGCTTCAGCCGACCATAGATGTAGGCTTTGCTCTTGCCGATCTTCTCGGCCAGCCCTTCGGCGGTGTACTTGAGCTTGTCGATCATGTACTGATACCCCTTGGCCTCCTCGATAGCCCGGAGATCCTCTCGCATGAGGTTCTCGATGAACTGAAGCTCAACGGCCTCTTTGTCGGTCAGCTCTCGGCTGATTGTTGGGATGGTCTTGATCTTGGCTTGCTTGCTGGCCCGGAATCGACGCTCCCCGACGACCAGCTCAAACTTCTTGCCGTTGGGTCGAACCAAGATCGGTTGCAGCACTCCGTGAGCCTTGATGCTCTCGGCCAACTCGGTGAGTTGCTCCGGGTCGAAGTGTTTGCGTGGATTTGTCTTGGAGAGTTTGATGCTCTCCAACGGAAGGTTGATTACAGTGTTACTCATTCCCTATCCTTTCTTTTCGTCCTAACATTCCCCCTGGTGAACCACTCACCATTAAAAGTATTTAATCACATACCCCCTGTCAAACGGCGGTAGACAACTGTTTTTGATACTCCCAACTTCTTGGAAATCTCCCTCCAGGACTTCCCCTCCTTCCTCATCAGGATCGCTTCATTCACATCGAATAAAGTCTCCCGCCGGCCGAGTTGAATCCCTTTCCGTTTCGCGTTCTCCAGGCCAGCCATCACGCGCTCACGGATCAGCTCTCGCTCAAACTCAGCCATCACCGCAATCATGCTGAACAGGGCTTTCCCTGCTGGTGTCGATGTGTCCACGGCCTCCTGGTGGGACACGAAGTCAATGCCCAGGTGGTCGAACTCAGCCAGGGCTGTAATCAGGTGCTTGAGGCTCCGGGCGAACCGATCAAACTTCCAGACCATCACCACATCAAACTTCCTGCGCTTCGCGTCTGCCATCAGCTTGTTCAGTTCGGCCCGAGACTCTTTCGATCCACTCACACCCCTGTCAATGTACTCGGTGACGATCTCCCACTTGTGTCGCAGGGCCAGCTCCCGGAGGTCATTCATCTGCATCCCTTCATCCTGGCGAAGCGTGGACACCCTGGCGTAAATCGCGGCTCGTTTCATATCCCGCAGCTCCTTCCACTTATCACCACCGCTGCTGCAAAGCAGAAGCATAGCCACACAGCTCTCTTGACCATCCAAAAGCCTGTGATAGTGGAACCTTCGTGGTACAACTTGACCTTCCTCTGCCTTTGAACGTCCAGCCAGTAGGGTAGAAACACATCTTCCTGCTTCGGCTTCAGCTTCTTCTTCGGCTTCTTCTCTCCATCAAGATAAACGGGCATCAATCACTCTCCTTCAAACTGGACAGGGGGTTGTTATGTGCATCTGACCACAGTCGGAACACGGCTCACACTCGTCGTGCTTGTCCCAACAGGCATCACAGAAATAGAGTCCACAGCAATGGCACAGGTTGTCGTCGTCGGTTACCTTTATCGGCCCTTTGCAGGGACCAGCACAGTTCTTCATTTCTTCAGGTAGCTCCGGTCTGTCGTCCACCTTCTTCCCCTCAATGATTTGCTCTGCTCGGTCCAGGATCAGGTAATACTCCCTGATGCTCTGCATGACCCCTTTGGGCATCAAGTCGCCGTGTTTGCTGATTTCCACATACGGATAACCGTTCCATGATGCGCCCAGGTGGTGGTAGGTCTTGCCATCACAAGCAAACGTCGCTGGCCCGTAATCTCCTCCAGCTCCACTTGAACCAGCGAATGGAATCCCCGCTTCGTGCAACTTCTCCAGCTCCGTGAAAAGCCCGTAATTGCCCTCATAGATTTGACCATCAATCCAACCGTCCTCCTCGGTTGTGATCTCATCAAACGGATCTGTCCCATCATCACCACCCTTAAGCCAAGCTGGTGGTGGCCCGTCGATGATTGCCTTGACCTCATGCAGGTCACTTTTCCGACACTTCAAATTCACCCATGTTCGATCACCCATTGTTTTTCCTCCAGTGTTCGCACGTTTTTGTTTAGAGCCATTACGCCCACCCTCCAAGGTGAGCGTATCGCCCTACCAATACTTCTGGTTGTCTGGTGGTTCTTCCGACTCGGCTGCTGCTTCTGCTGCTGCTGCTTCAGCCTCGGAGTCCTCAACCTCTGCGCGTTCCTCCCTGGTGGGACCGTTCAACGCCTGTTCCACTGGCGATGGTGTGGCACCGTTGGTCCGTTCCAACCGAAACATCTGCATGGCCTCCATGCCCGTACCACGCTTGAAGGTGGACACCGTTCCGTTGACTTTCAGCCGAGACAGCGTGGCCCGGATCGCGCCCTTGCGGTCTGCTCCCTTGTACGGCCAGCCAGATTTTTCCAGGTCCGTGTCAATCTCCTCCAGCGTCAACGGTGATGGGCTGCGCTTCAAGGTGTCAATGATGGCCTGGGAAGTATTGGCTCTGGCTCCTCTCCCCCGGCCCGGACCCTTGGAGGTCGTCGGCTTCGACGGTAGTGCCTGGAGTCGGCTCGTCGTCGTCGTGGCCTTTGGAGGATGCTTGTCCAGGTAAGCGGCTCTCGCCTTGGCGTTGCGCTTGTCCTTCTCTGCCCTGTCCGGTGCAGCCCTCTTGGTCTTGGTCTTCCTGGTCTTCCTGGGCCTGGTCGTTGTCGCCTTTGCGGTCCTGGCTGTCGTCTTGGCTTCCTTGATCGGTGTCTCAATAGCTGTGACCAAAGCCACAACCTCCAGGGCTGAGTCGCACTCCACCGGAAAGCCTCTGTAGTGAACTGTAAACATGGTCCCTTCCTTTCCACTCGTTTGAGGCAAGGGGGGGATGGTCTCGGCAAAGAGTCCCCCCCTGCCCGTTCTGACTAATCACCATGACTAGCCACAACGCCCACCCTCCAAGGTGAGCGTGGTTGCTATTCAACTCCTGGCAGACTCGGGGCTGCTGTTGGGTATTTATCGGCCAGCTCCTGGAGCGCGTCCTCCGGCTCCTCCTCCTCCGCTTCCTGCTGCTCATGCTGCCGTTTCGCTTCCACTAACGCTGCTGCTTCTTCTGCCTCTCGCGCTGCCTTCTCATCCGCTTCGATCTGCTCCTCAGTCTTGAATCGGAAGTCGTCAGCATCCTCACCGTGCATCGGCATGATTAAGGCTCTCAGCTTCTGGCCTGTGTCGTTCTTCGCATGAACCGATATGGGACTGTTGCCCTTCTTGAGATCGTTCTCATAGACCTCAAACAGCAAACAGGACTCCTGCCTTCTGGTCCCCTTGAAGTCTCGTATCACTTTCAGAAATTCATTCAGGAGATAGGCGTCCAGGAAGAACGCTGCCACGGGTTCCTGTTTGGGCCTCACAGCATCCAGGTCCGGGAAGTTACCGTTGGGACCGTGCGCCCTGAAGATCCTGCTGCTGTCCAGATCCGTCACCGCAATCACAGAGTCGTCACCGTCTGCGCCCACCATAGCGTTCTGCAAAACGGGCAGATGCCCGTTCTTCGGTAGTGCCTTGAAGATCCCATCGGCTGTCTCTTTCGAGATCCGAATCTCCTCCACATCGTCGTCCACCGGACTGATTGCTTTCATGCCTGCCACCTCCGATGGGAACATGGTTGGATCGTCACCGTTGGTCTGGACCTCCACGGCTATCCATCCATTCGTGGCCTGGGCAACGCGCTTGGTGATCTTCATTTGATCCAGGACGTACTGGCCCTGCTCCCCTGTCATGCAATGCCTGATTGCGAAAACTGCTCTGTGTAGTAAATTCATTCTTCCTCCTTGGTTAACCGTTTACTTGAAGTCTGTCTGCTCCCAATGAGCTGTGCTTTGCCTTGAAGTCAGGTTCGTGCCTTATAGCCAACGGACCATGACCGATCCCACTCACGATCTCCGTACCACAACCAGGGCATTTGTATTGGTCCCCGGCCCAAACCCTGTACGGCTGCCAGCGTTCCTTCTCAGCGATTCCTGGGGTCGTCCCACGGATAGCTGGACTCCCCTCAGTGAAGTAGTAATCGTTCTTAATGACCTTGAAGAATCTTTGACACGGAATACAAATTGGCCTCATTTTCCCTCCTTGTTGTGGTCTGCATTTGAACAGAACCATTCGTTCGCGCCTTCTATCCAGACTGCATCGTCGCAGGGATAGCGACAGGTGTATTGAGTTTCCTTTTCCACTTTGCTGCACTCGCAATCTTCCGGGATCTCACCGCAAAATCGGCAGCGGTTTATCTTGCTCTGGCTAAAGAGATAGTCGTACCTCTCGCACTCGTCACACCCACACTCGCCCATCGTTGGGTGGGTTCCATGTGGTCGTCCGTTCTCCAGGGTTTCCTGCGCTTCCTTGTAATCCCCTGGCAGTCGTTTCAGGTGGTCCTCCAGCAAGTCTCGCAGCACTTGAGGTATGTCGGCCTTGTCCACGATCTCACTGTCGTTCAGGAAGGTCTGGATCATCCCATCCAGTTCGTCATACAGGTTCTCAATTTCGAGATCCCACGGCCTGTTGCCGGGGATCATTCCCACTGTCACTCCGGGCGGTAAATTGCTCATTAAAAAAACCTCCTTCTGTTCGCTTGGATCTCAGCTTGTTCACACTTCTGCTCTACCATCCCAACGTACCGATGTAGCTCCCGCAGCGCGTCGGCAACGTCCACCAGCAGCACTTCAGTCAACGCTGGTGTCATGCCCTCTCCGACTCCCTGTTCGATGTGTTCCTCTTTACCATCCTTCAGCCGTGCCAGGGTGTGTCGCAGCTTGGATATCATCCCTTGGGCTATCTGTGCTTGTCTCATCATCAGTCGTCCTCCATTCCTGCTTCAAAGTATGTTTCAGGTCCGTAGCTCAACAGATACTCGCGCCTGTTCTCTCGGTAGGTGTTCATGGGATTCTCCCAGGCTTCTGGCTCTGGCTCCTCTCCCTCAAACTCAAAGTCGTCGTCGTCCATGATGGCGTTCAGGATCTCGAACACCCTGGTATCTGTTGTGCCAATGGCATCGGTGTACTGACAAGCGTAGTAGCTCACCCATGCGTCAACGATCTCGCTCGGCTCCTCCCCCGCAAATCGGGCTATGTCCTGCAACTGTGTGTCGTGTTGGAGGTCCGACAGCAAATTCCTTTCATCTGGTTTTAGAATCATTCCCTATCCTTTCCTTACCACGAAAAATTGGTTCTTGGATGCCTCACTTTCACTTGCCAGTGTCCATTCGTTTTCTCTCGCTCACAGTCTCGCAGCTTGCCCTCTGGATCTTTCAACACCAGCCCTTCGTCCTCTGGCCTGTGCATACCATTGAAGATATGAGACAGACTCCCTAGCTTCGTCTTAGCCAGCCACACATCTTCGTTTGCCAGCCAGTGCGACTCGCTCTCTGCTCCGATGTATGGCTCGAATCTCTCCTTCAGGATCTTCTCGCGCTGTGCGAATGTGGTCCCTAGCTGGTACTCACCCTCCAGCACAATGTAGTCGAATAGATAAACCTTGTTGCGGATCTGCTTCACTTTGGAATGGAGTAGCTCACCCACTAGGACCGTCCACTTGTCGCTGCCGAATATCTCCCACAGCATCCCTGTGACTCGATCCGTGGGGGACCACTTCAACTCTTTGTTGTGCCTGTTCATCCACTCGAAAGAATGGCCGGGACCGATGCCGATAACGGCACAAGTCCCATTCTTTTTGTACTGTCCCACCCATCCCTGGTCCTGGTACATTTGGATGAGGTCATGCGTCACCGCTGCCTCTGGCCTGGGTGGGAACAGATACCGCCACTCCGGGAAGTTCACTATAAGATGCCCCGATCAAACAGGATCTCCAGTGCCTTCTTTTTCTGCACAACTGAGTCCTTCTCACCGTCCATAATGAAACGGCTCACACTCACACTGGACAGCTTCCCAATGAAGTTTCTGATCTCGTCTGCGTCCTGTGCTGTCCGGGCCAACGTGGGGATCGTGTCCTCACTCACCGCGTAGTGCTTCTCTGCTTCCTGCTTCATTATGACGGTTTTGGGTCCGAGTATTGGGTGGCCCTTGATGGCCTCGGCCAGTGCTTGCAGAGCCTCCTGATCTTCCAGGATCTCCGGGTTGATAACGAGCCGTTCCGGGACACTCTCCAGAATGTCCATCGGCACACCCTTTGCGATCAGAGCCTCGGCTGCTTCAGGTGCGACACGAAGATGGCTCCCACGCTTCCTGAGACTGACCAAGCCACTTGCCAGCTCACCCCTTGCGGTGAAACTGTCAGGCTTCGTCTTGATCTCCAGCATTTGCGAGACAAGGTAATCGGTAGCCATTTCCATGACTGCTGCCATCATCTGCTTCTTTACGTCCTCCAGTGCCTTCTCCACGATGCCACACGCTGCCAGCAAGTCGAAGCCTTTGAACTGGACGATGGCCCGGACCTTACTCGATGCTTTGGCCTTCTTTGGGGCTATGGTCGGGGCTTCCCCAAACAGGTCCACGGCACTCTCTACTGCTGATGTTTTACCCATGCGATTTTCTCCTTTCGTTGTTGTTGTTTGTTCCCTGATAACCACTTGTCCTCATTGTATCAAAAAGGTGTGTATGTTTACAGCTATTCAGCCGACTAGCCCCACCCGTTATTGGTGAGGCTGTGCGCTCAATAGTCGCTTGGAAACATCAGCGTGTAACCGTCCACTTCATTCGGCAGCAGCCACAGCTTCTCCTTCTCCCACTCTCCGACTCTCCAGTCCCTGTCCATTGGCTGCGCTACCATGTGCGGTATGACCTC